CATGACGGTAGTTAACTCCGCCCAACAGGCGGGATTTGAAATTACTGCCGATTGGGTCTCAGAGAAAAGCGGTATTCCACTGCCGCAGGAGGGTCAGACCATCCTAAAGCCGTTAGCCCGCCAACAGGTCGGTGACGCTGCGCTTTCTCAGGTTATGCAGGCTCGTCTTGCGGCCCTGTCCGTGCCGCAGAGCGGAGCAGACGGCATACAACTGCAGCTGGATGCAGCCCCGCAGTTGCTGGCCGCTCAAGCCAGTGTCGCCGCTGAAACGATGTTAAAACCGCTTATAGCGAAGGTGAAAGCGGCCCGAAACCCAGATGAGGTTTACGAGCTTCTTGCTGCCAGCTATCCGTCGCTGGACGATATTGCCCTGCGTGAGCTGGTCGGTCAGGCAGTGTTTGTCGCGGACGTGATGGGACAGCAACATGGCTGAGGTCAATGCAGGTTTTGCCATGACCCTGCCTCCGGCGCGGGCGATAGCCTACTTCCAGTCGAAAGGGTTAACGCCCACCATGAGATGGAAGGATATGCAGGACGAGGCTCACGCGGTGGAGTTTGTGGTGGCCGGTATCACGAAGCTGGACGTCCTCAGCGATATCCAGAATAGCCTGACACGCTCGCTCACAGAGGGGATGAGTTTCCGTCAGTTCCAAGATGAACTAGAGCCGCTGTTGCAGCGTAAGGGCTGGCTGGGACGCGGTCTGGTTGCCGATGAGAATGGTGTGCTCACGGGTAAGAAGCTGATGCCGTATCGGCTTGAAACTATTTTCCGTACCAATATCCAGTCGGCGTATGCTGCGGGCCGGTATCAGCAGCAGATGCGCAACGTCGCTGACCGTCCTTACTGGGAATATAACGCGGTGATGGATAACCGCACTCGCCCGACGCACGCAGCACTCAATGGTCGGATATTCCGCTGGGACGACCCGATATGGCAGACCATCTATCCGCCAAACGGTTACAACTGTCGCTGCTGGGTTCGCGCCCTGACAGAGGCGCAGATAAAAAACCACCCTTTGGGTGTTGAAAACAGCGACGAGAGACTGGTGACCGTGCAACAGCCATATGGTCTGGATGGTGAAATGCGCCCCGTTAAAGCGTATCGTGACCCCAAGACCGGACAAATGCTGGTGCCGGATGCAGGCTTTCACCTTAATCCGGGGCGTGGATATCTTGCTGGACTGGGGCAGTCTTTGCTGGAGAAAAGCGTGGATGCTCCCCCGCGCCTTGCCGCGCAGGCGGTCTATGAAACGCTGCGCAATAACCGACTGGTCACAGCAATGAACCGCGACCTCGACCGCTGGATACGTTCACTGCCTGCACGTCCCGGTAAAGACGTTCGACGCGTTGGCGCATTGTCGCCGCTGGTGCTGGCAGCAGTCAGCGATAGCGTGACCCTGCCGTCGCCGGTTGTCACCTTACCGGCACAAACGGCAGTCAGTCTGCGTGAGGCTGAAGCGTCGTGGTTAGGGCGTCTGGCATCGGCATTCCGTTACCCCATGGCCGTGCTTCAACGCGGGGAGTTGCTTCTGATGGTGGTAGAGGATTTAGCCGGTTACAGTGTGGTGACTCTTGCCCGCAGCGGAGATGGCTTTGAACCGGTATCGTCGGTGCCGTGGTCGCCGTCCGTCGTTGAACACGCCCGCCTGATTGACGGGGTACTGCCGGAGGGCAATACGTGAGGCTCGATATTGATATTTCTGATGAGTTCCTCGACTGGCTTGATAAACTGGCCACGCGTTGTCAACATCGTGAACCGCTGATGAATAAGGTCGCCGGTATCATGCTCGATGCGGTGGATGAGAACTTTGTTCAAGGCGGACGTCCGGCATGGAAGCCGCTTAAGTCACGCGACGGTAAGCCGCTAATGAAAAGTGGACGCCTCCACGGCTCCATTGAGCCGTTCGCAGACAACGATCAGGCGGTGGTCGGTACCAACGTAGTCTATGCCCGTATACACCAAGAGGGCGGGAAAACTCGCCCTCACATCATCCGTCCCCGTCATAAAAAAGCGCTGCACTTTAACGGGCGCTTTGCCCGTCAGGTTAATCACCCCGGTTCGGATATTCCGGCTCGACCTTTTCTCAGTCTGACTGATGACGATAACGACGCTATCCGACAGGCGGTTATTGACTATCTTGGTGGTGAGGACGGATAAGCCCACAAATCGCGCCTGTGGCGTTTTTATGTTTTCAGGGGTAATGTATTACCCCTGCGTTGTTTTATCGCGATTCTGCGCGATTTAAACGTGTTTTAAACGGGGTTGCGCACTGCAGCGCCGATGATACTGTCTTAATCCCCTGAGTTGACCTCCATTCTGACCGCTTCACCCCTGTAACTGTCTGGCTTTTTGTCTGCCACCTATCCTATCTACACTTTGACAGTTTCAGGACGCAATACACCGATGTGGAAGCTCGCCACCGCCTCACTTTCAGGTATCGACAAGGACAACACCGCCCGCATTCAGCTTTTCCCTGCGGGCTGGTTTGGTGCGCCGTCAGGAGGCCAACGCTGGTTTTTGGACGCGGCACTGGCACAGCGACTCATTGATGCGGCCAATAGCCGAGTGAATGACTATCAGTTTGACTATGAGCACCAGTCCCTGAACGCACCTCAGTCTAGTGGCCCAGTGCCTGCGTCAGGTTGGTTTAAGTCGCTGACATGGGTGGAGGGTGAGGGGCTGTTTGCAGACGTTAAATGGACGGCACGTGCTGCGTCACTGATTCAGGCTGACGAATACCGCTATGTTTCCCCGACATTTCGCTATGACGAGCAAGGGAACGTACGCGAGTTGGTCAACGCGGCGCTGACTAATATGCCGGTACTAGATGGAATGCGTCAGGTGGCAGCGTCCTTAATGTTTTTTGATAACGGAGAAAAACCGATGAACGAAAATTTGCGTCTCGTCCTCTGCGCCATTATGGGGCTGAAGCAGGAGGCTGATGACGCGGCTATTCAGACCGCACTGGAAGACCTGCAGAACAATCAGCTCAGGGAGGCCAACTGCTCCAGCATCGGTGCGCTGATTGACGCTCACAAGGCTCAGCTGACCGCAAAAGACCAGGCCATTCAGGAAGGTCAGACGAAAATTGCCGCCCTGTCTTCCGCACAGACCGGTGCGCCTGACCCCACCAAATTTGTGCCTGTGGCAGTGGTGGACGATCTCCGTAATGAACTGGCCTCTCTGTCCTCTCAGATTCAGGGCGACAAGGTTGAGACCCTGCTGACCGCTGCCCTGAGTGACGGGCGCGTGATGAAAGGTGCGGATGAAGACAACCTGCGCGAGCTGGGCAAGAGCAACTATGCGCTGATGGAAAAGATGATCAGCACCCGTAAGCCCATCAAGGCTCTGTCACAGCTGCAGTCTGACGGTATGACGTTTGAAGGCGCTCGTGACAACAGCGTCGAGCTGACCGCTGAGCAATTGGCCATCTGCAGCCAGTTCGGTAATACCGCTGATGACTTGACCGGAGATAAAAAATGACCGCTATTACTGAACCCCGCGACACGGCATGGCGCGACTGCATTCTGGTTCCAGTGCCCGTAGCCAAAGGCGAAGTTATCCCAATGGGAGCCATTGTCTGCGTCAATGCAGCCGGCTTTGCCGTCAATGGAAAGGAAGATGCCACCCTGAAGTACGCGGGCTGTGCTGATGAGTCGGTGGATAACAGTGCCGGCATGGATGGTGAGCAACTCATCAACGTTCGCGCCAATAAGGCATTCAAGTGGGCCAGCGATGGCTCCATCACTCAGGCCAGCTTGCTGAGTCGCGCTTACATCGTGGATAACCAGACGCTGTCTGCTGAAAACGGCGGTACGCCCGCTGAGGGACAAACGCCAGCCGGTGAAGCGACCCGCAGCAGCGCTGGGAAAATTATCCTGATCGAAAGTGACGGCGTCTGGATTTACTGATTTATAAGGAAAATATTATGGCTGCAATCAACAAAGCCAATCTCAGCGTGCTGTTTCTTAATCTCAAAAAGTCATTTCAAAATGGCTTGACGCTGGGTAAACCGCAGTGGCAACGCGTGGCGACACGTATCCCGTCCACGGGCGCGGCTAACTATTACGCTTGGCTAGAAATGTTTCCCAAAATGCGCGAGTGGATTGGTGAGAAGCAACTCACCAAACTGCTGAAACAGGACTTTACCGTACCGAATAAGGATTTTGAGGCTACGGTGGTCGTCAAGCGTAACCATATCAAGGATGACCAACTGGGGATCTATGGTATTCAGGCAGCGGGTGCGGGTGAAAGCGCGGCAATGTGGCCGCATGAAATTGTGTTTGCACTGCTGACAAAAGGATTTATCGAGAAGGCTTATGATGGTCTGCCTTTCTTCAGCGATAAGCACGTTATCGGTGAAAAAACCTACAGC